TCTGTGCAGATCCTTGAAAAAAACGCACCATATCACCATCAGTCCACTTACCCTGACCTGTATAATCAGTGACTTCTTTATTGATACCTGGTGCTGGTCTAAAATTTACTAATGGCATTATATAAATATACTACAAAATCAATAAAATAAAAGAAAACTAATCTAAAGGAATACAATTTATGTTAAAAGCCATGGTTACTCTAGGTTGTTTTCCTACATGTTTGTGCACTCTATGTTTACAAAGAGAGGGAAACAAAATTAACATGTTAGTCTCTAACTTGACATCCTGTTGAAAATCTTCAAACCACATTCTTGTATCAGTAGGAACATCAAAATAAAAGGCTCCAGAAAAGTTTATAAAAGGATGAATATGTTCTTGTGTAGAGTCACCCTCTTCATGGCAAATACCCCAAGAAGCCTCAAATGCTATTTGTATTTTATCATTTGGAGTTGGGTTTCTTAGATTAATGGTATTATATAAAGTGTGTCCAATGGACTGATGTATTTTATTAAAATCACTATCTGCTATAAGTGTATGATAATCTGTTTGTTTAGCTAATAAAGTTGTTGAGTTGTATTGTTCTGACTTTGTTGCATGATTTTTTATTTTATCCTTTAACAAATTAAGATATTCCATGTCCTCTAGAAAGTCGTAATAAATGTAAATACTGTTTATTGCAGAACAATTAGTTTGTATTACTCTAAGTTTCATTTTCTTTCAGCCACCATAGTACCAACATGACCTTTGAATGCTCGATTACCAAAATGTGTTAATGGCATAGCTAAGTCTGCCCAAATCTCTCCACCACATTCTTGCCATAATCTTGAAAAGTAATAATCCTCAGAAAGATATCTAATTTGTGGATAACCTTCTTTAGTTTTTGTTTCATATGGGCCTACTGCAAACAAGTCATAACAATTGTCTGACTTGTATGATCCTCCATTTACTATTTGATCTGACTCATATTTTCTTTCAGGAAATTTTTTAAACATAGTTCTAAAAACTTCTCTTTTAACAAGCATCATTCCTGTAGCAGCTTCTTGTACAGGAAAGAAACCTTGCTCTCCTTTTAAGTTAAGAGGATCGTCAAAATTTACATTGTAACCCAAAGCCATTGCTTCTAATTGATCCTCAGTTGCATTTGGATGTTCTTCTAAAATTCCTTTCATTTTTTCAAGATACAAATGTTTTCTAGGATAAATACCACAAGCGATGTCTTTATCTGCACATAAAAGACGTTCAATATTTTGCCACGTAAAACCTATATCAGCATCTATAAACAATAAATGAGTTGCAACAAAATCAGTTTGATCCATCATCATAGAGACTATCGTGTTACGAGCTCTAGTTATTAAACTTTCATTTCCCATAGTCTGTATTCTCATCTGAACATTTTTTTCTTTTGACATGGACCACTGTTGTAATTCTAAAAGTCCGTGTAATGTGGCCTCAGATAACATGCCACCATACATTGGCATACCTAAAAATATTTTAAAGTTTTGTTCTTTTAGTTCTTCTGGTTTAATCATTTTTACCACCTTTTATTTATTTGTTTTAAAATAGGTCTATCTATAGTATCCAAACCACCTTGTAAGATTACTTGCTTAAAGTCTTTAGTAGGAGAGATAAATTTATGTGTCATCCAATAAGGAAATATGTATAAGTGATTTTTTTCTATATTAGTTCTTTTTGGTTCATTTTTATACATTGCAACAAAGTCAGCGTTATCAACATCTAAAGGGTAGAAAAAATTAAAAGTTCTTTCATCCTTAAATATCCAATCGGTTTCGTTATAAAAATAGTTAAAAGTAATACATTCGTCTGAAGTTTGTATACCCTTAAAATCAAATTTAAAGTTCTGATGTAGTGTAGTTACGGCGATTTGTAAAAAATTTTTCTTTAATACTACCTCCTCAGATTCTTTTGTATCAACCTCTACATTAACTTTTAATAAATATTCGTTAGTCATATTGTTTCCTTTTCCATATACATTTTTTATATCCATCCTCTATCAAAGAAAATAATCTAAATTCTTGCTTCTTAGATTGATTCTTTTCTTTTTCCTTTTCTTTTTTGATTTGCATTTTCCAACTATCTCTAAGAAAGGGAAATACTAAAGCTATAGGGACATTTTTTTTTAACACAAAAGATTCTCCTACTTGCATCTTTTTTAAGAAAAAAGGAAAATTAATATTAAGTTCATAATCGTCTGTGTCGACTATACCTGTAATTATGCGAATATTATCGACTTCAGTGTTAAAAGGGTTTGTAAATATACAACTATAGTTTTCAGGTGTCTTTATTTTCCAAGGATTTAGAAATTTAAAAGCTACTTCATATTCAGATGAGTCAATCATATCTTTTGATATTTGTCCCATTTTGTGTGTTTCTATACCTATGTTAAGGTTGGATATAGCTTCATGCACATCTTCTCTATAACTCCAAGTTACTTGATCTTTTTCCTGAACAAAAGCTACTTCTGCTGGGTTAAGAATTAGATAACCAGAAGTAACACTATCAAGAACAGGTACACATTTTTTAATTGTGGAATTTTTATAGTTTTTTAAATCACCAAAATGATTTTTCATTTTTTTAAACCACTCTGGTGTACATCTCTTTGCAGGTTTTGGTAAAACAAGCCAATCTGGATGTGGGGATGAAAACTCTATTGTTTTTTGAAACATGCAGGTAATCCCAAAAAGGGTCTATTATCGTACTTATTTTCTTCGGCACCTTCTGTTTTTTTATTATTGTAATGAAAAAAGGCTTGTACACAGGTATTACCAGTAAAGGCATAACGCCAATGCTCTAATTTATTACCTTTATAAATTAACATATCCCCTGGTCTTAAATTAACTTCAACACCTTCGTTGTTTTGACCTCCTGTGGGATCTAAATATATGGCCCATGGATCTCCACCTAAATTCATAGTTGTTGATATCTCACAAGAAAATCTATCTATATGTCTATATAGAATGTCTCCATATTTATACGCTCTTGCATAAGAGTAATTTTCATACAACTCCAAACCTGTATGTTTTTCCATTAGAGGTGTAAGTTTTTTTAGAAGAGTTTCCATGAGCACATCAGAGTAATGACTGTAAGTATTAGGTGCTTGAGGATCATTCCATTTACCAAGGTAGTCCACATAAGGTGACATAACTTTTGTAAAACGCATTTGATCGACTACTTTTCTTTTCATTAAAAAATAATCTTTGACAAGATCAGCCATTTCTGTTGAGATCGCATTCTCTATAACAAGATAATTATATTCATTAAATTTATTACTTACTTCCATTTTTCACCTCTTACCCACATTACCATTGATAATCTTTGTCCTTTTGTAACTTTAGTTACACGATGATAAACAAAACTTGGAAACACAATAATATTTCCTTTTTGTCTAAACATATCGTTATTAATAATATTTTCTTTTTTTATTGGAGATGCAGTAGGATCACAGAACTCTAAATTACCTCCTTCGTATTCATCACTATTAGATAAAGGAATTACAACAGAAATTTTTCTCTGATCATTAATTGAAGAATCTGATGTATGTATATGATCTTGATGCCAATTATAAAAATGATTTTCTTTGTATTTCGTAAATTGAATTTCTTCAGGGTAACTTAAAGAAAAATTCCAATCAGCCTCTTCATTCTGTTGATGCACATAAGGTAAGATCCAATCGAAAATCCACGTATCGTTGAGCCAAGTTATTCTTGTATCCCTCATTTTTTTATCGATTTTGTCACCCGATAATGTTGCTTCTATCTCATTAGATTCAAGTCCTCTTTTAACAACTTGATTTAAAAAACTGTGAGGGAAAAAGTCTTCTTTGACTAAAATATTATTGTTTACGATCATTTCTAAGTAATTAAGATATTACTTAGTTTTAACTCAATGTCAATGTAGGCCAATTAATATTGTTTTCGTCGTATGATGTGCCTTCGTTTGGAAAGTCTCTTAATTCTTGTCTATATGTTTTGATATTGGCTAAGTTTGACTCTTGACCTGTGGCCTTATAAGGGCTGTCTTCTAAAACCATCCAATCTGAAACAGTTAATTTTTCATCTCTCATTTTTCTAACTTGCGTTATTGAATATGGTTCATATTGAGAGACTTCTCCAGTTTCACGATTATAAAACCAATGTTCTGCTACTGAATCATTTGAAACTTCAATATATAAAGGACCTAAAGCATTTGTCGGTCTAGTGTCTTCAACATATTTAACTCTGTACTCATCTACTTCTACATAAATAAATTTGCTCATTAGGATATAAACTCCGAAACTCTAACTCTGCCTGCTCCGCCAGTTCCACCTGGTCTACCGTTAGGGCCTGGACCTCCAGTACCACCTGAGCCACCAGAACCAATTGTAATGGATATGGATGGTGAGTATTCAGGACCTGCGATCACTGCGAAAACACCACCGCCTCCGCCACCGCCACCACCTGGTCTACGATTACCGAGGTTTCCACCTGTGTTACCACCGTTTCCACCTGAACCCGCATTACCGAAAAATCCAGAAGCGCCACCACCTGAGCCACCGTTGTTTGATGTGCCT